CACACGCTCATCGTCATAGCGTTCCCTTTTCCTTGGTTGTACCGGCCGGTCAGATCAGACCGTGCACTCGCTTGTAGCACCGGGTGCCCATCATTCGGCGGACCGACTTGGCCTGCCAGATGGCGTGGTTGCACATCACGCATGCGCCGACCTTGATCGACAGTGCGCGGATCTCGTCGTCGTCCGTGAGGCGCTCCCCATCGGTAAGCACCCAGAGCATCCGGTAATCCGGCGAGAAGTCGTGGTGAACGGTCTCACCGTTCGCGGCTAGCCGCGGGGGCGAGGCGACCAAGCGAAGGGAGTACCTGCGGTCACTCCCGCGCCGCTTCCGGACCACGTACACGTTACCGTCATCCCGGCGGTAAATGCCGATCTTCGCGGGCACCTGGTTCCGGCGGGGAACAACGATCTCCGGAACGCTATCGACCTCGGTGAAGTTCTCCGGCACCTCAATGACCGCTATCGAGTCACCGTCGGAATAGTGGCGGTGCTCCTCGCGGGTGGCGATCACGCTGCGGCCGGTCGGAAAGGCCTGGAACCTGTCCTTCCCGTACCCTTCCTTCACGGGCAGGGACAGTAGGCCGTTGATGTACCGGCCGCCCTCGGCGTCTCGCTGGCCAATGATCCGGCTGGCCAGGACCTTCGGGATCAGGCGATCACCGGACTTGTGCGCGCGGACCTTGTCGAGGGTCCACGACACCTGCTCGTCCGTCATCACGCGCTCCTCAACGAGTCGCTCAATGAAAGCGATCTGTCGGGGACTGGCGTTCGGGTCGCTGATTCGTACCGGCATCTCGTGCCTCCTAGTTGCTGGCCCGGCTCGCGGGCCCCGCGGGACCGCTCTGGCCCCACGTAATCCAGTCTAGCACGCGGGCGCGGCTCTGTCAAGCTGGAACCGCGCCCGTGAGCTGGCTCTTTGCGGTCGCTACAACCCGGGTGGTGCCCAGTTGCGACGTACATCGCGCCAGCTCAGGCGCGCCCACCTGCGTCGCTGAAGTTCAACGGGCCAGAAACGCATCGGCAGGGAACGCGTCTGAACGGGCTTGAGCCCATCTGTTTCGAGGCGGTGACCACAGGTACCGCATCGGTCTAGAACCTCCTCCGGGTGGCGTACTCGGGCACCGCCGTGCCAGTTGCACGTCATTCTCCCTCGAGCTCCTTCGTTATCGCGGTTGACAGATCGGCGAAGGAAGCAGCGGTCGCGGTCAGCATGTCCGCCATAGTTGTGTCCGCTCCCGGTTCCCGCGGAATCGCTGCTAGTGCGTCCATTACTGCGTCGGACTCGAGTAGAATCGAGAGGCCGCCTCCGACATTATTCAGGGCGTCAAGCGGGTGCTGTCTCTCAGCCATCGATTGCCTCCTTGCCGGCCTTGGTCGCTCCGATGTTATACATGCCGCTCAGCTACGAAGCGCTCGTACACCTGCGCGAACACGCTGCCCCGGTCCGGGCGCCGCTCAGCGCGCATTGGCTGTCCGCACTCCATGCACTCCTCACCGGGCTCCTGGTCGTGCCAGTGGTTATTGGCGCAGCAGTGCCATCCGCGCTCGTTCAGGAGTAGCGCTTCCGCTCGCGCCCGCGGGGTGGTGTAACGACCTCGCGGGGCGTTTACGAGCTCGCCGTCCAGTATCTGCTTGTCGGTTGGCATTGTGCGATCCTTTCCTCGACCAGCCTCCAGTATAGCACACCGGAGCGTGGTTGTCAACGGGGCCTACAACCAACGGTTTTAACGGGCAATTCAGGCGGGGTACATATGCCAGTATGGCAGCTACCCGCCGGGGAGGTCCCCGGAAACGCCGTGTCAGTACCGGTACTGCGGTCGGCGGAATTCGGAATGCCGATGGGTCGAACGCAATGCGCGTCTCGGCACTACCGAACCGGAAGAAGAAAGCGCAGCTCGCTAGGGTCGCGAAGATATACGGTGAGGACTCCAACGCGACCGATCCGGCGGAGATCCTGCTCCAGGAAATTCGCCGCACCGCGGGTCACATTGAGTGGCTCCGTGCGCAGATCGAGTTCAGCGATCCGGAGGCGTTTGTCCGGTCTTTGTGGCTGACCCGGAGACAGTCCGGGTACATCAACCCGACCGAACTCGACATGACGCAGTTCTCACAGGCCGGCGCGTTGTGGATTGACCTTTACCTACAGGAGCGCCGTCACTTGGCCGCGATCTGCCGTACCGCGCTAGCAGCCGGGATTGAGGAACGGCGAGTGCGATTGGCTGAGCGGCAGGCCGAGAACCTCGGCCGCGCGGTCCGTGGCATGCTGTACGACCTCGGCCTGGACCCGGAGGAGGAGGACGTGCGCGCTATCGTGTTCCGGTGGCTTACCGCTGCCTCGACCGGGGAAGTGACGGAAGCAACTAAGCGACCGACACTCCTCCCGATCGAGGGCAGCGTCGACAGTGACTAGGGTGCGGTGCGATAGAGGCGCCCTCGTGTGCGTTCAGCTACGATGTTTGTTACGTGTGCGCGACTGATTCCGAACTCGCGGGCAAGTTTACGGTGGGTTTCGCCGTTGGCTGCACGCTCGCGAATTTCGGAGACGTCCGACCAGCTTAGTCGATACGCATACTCTTTGCGTGGCTTCGGAGTTGGTTTCGGACGATCGTACGCAAGATGACAGTTGCGGCAGCGCGGAACGTAGTCGTTGTAGAGATCAAGACCGGTCGTCCCGCGCACTTGCGACCATTCGCTTTTAGCTTCCCCGCAGTCAACGCAGGGACCGAAATCGGACGCGCTGCCACGGTAGTAGTGCAACTTCTGGTGTCGTTTCTTGTATTCTCGTCGCGTAGCGTCCATAAAGGTAAGTCTATCCGGTTTATTAGTGTTTAACAAGATGCAGTATGGGGTATGGCAGGAGGGATAGGAACGGCCCAACTGCCTGAACGCAAGGGACACCGGTGAGTGCTCCGAGCGCGACGGTTCCGGACGGAGCCTCTCTAATAGAACGGCTCGACTCGGATCCACTAACGCTGGCAGCGGCGATGTTCCAGCCGCGAACGACTGACTCGTTCGAAGCGTGGGCACAGTCCCGCCTCGGAACGTGGCTAACACCTGCCCAGAAGGCGATAAACGACTCGGTTGTCGCTAACCGTTATACCGCGGTGCCCAGTTGTCACGCAGCCGGCAAGTCCCGCTATTCGGCGATGAAGGTCGGGCACTTTATCGACTCGCACACGATCGGGTCGGCATTCGTTGTTAGCACCGCGCCCACCTCGGCGCAGGTTGAGTCCGTACTCTGGCGCGAGCTCGGTAAGGTGCATTCCGAAGCGAAGTTGCGTGGCCGCCTTACCCGGGCCGGCTATCCTCAGTGGCGGATCGGTGATGAGCTGGTCGCGTTCGGACGGCGTCCCACTGAGGTCGCGTCGTTCCAGGGAATTCACGCGAAGTTCATTCTTATCGTGCTCGAGGAAGCTGACGGCATTCCGGAAGCGCTGTGGATTGCCGCAGACACGTTGGCCTCCTCGGGTTCCGCGCATGTGCTGGCGATCGGGAACCCGGACTCATCCGATACGCACTTCGCGCAGGTGGTCCGGCCCGGCTCCGGTTGGAACGTAGTCCCGGTGGACGGATTGCGCACCCCGAACTTTACGAAGAAAGCGGTCAAGCGGTACCCCGATCTGGTGCAGTACATGAAGGACCACGGTATTCCGCCGGCCGACAGAGCAATTCGCAACGTGCCGATGTATATCCGTCACGAGTGGCAGGAAGTGCTGCTCTCCCCCGTGTGGGTCGCAGAGCGAATGGAGCGCTGGGGCGTAAAGCGCTTCGAGGATGAGGACGGAAAGGTGCGGTGGCGCGAACCGGCACTGTGGTGGTCAAAGGTACGAGGGCGTCCGCCCGAGGAAGGGTCGGAGGGCCTCATTCCGTTGTCGTGGCTCGAGGCCGCATTCCGCCGTTGGGACCTGTGGGAAGAAGCCGGTAGACCCCGTCCCGAAGGACGGATAATCTTCGGCTGTGACGTTGCCGATACCGGCAAGGACGAGACAGTGATGACCCGCCGTATTTCGTGGCTGGTCGAGTCAATGGAGCGGGTCGGACAACAGGACACGGAAACGACCGCACTGCGCTTGGTCGGCCGGTTGCAGAACACCGCCGGCTCGGTGGCCTGTGTGGACGGTAACGGAATGGGCATCGGGGTCGTCAACCGGATCCGCAGTTTCCGGCTGCCGGTGCTTTCGTATATCGGCTCGCAGAAGGCGGGCGGGATGACGGACGTTACCGGGGAGTTCACCTTCGCGAATACCCGTAGTGCAGCGTACTGGCACCTGCGCGAGTTGCTGGACCCGATCAACGGACCGGGGACGATTGCGATTCCGCGTGACGAGGACCTGGCGGCCGACCTGACAATACCGAAGTGGAAGGTGAAGCTCGGAGCGGTAATTGCGGTCGAGCCGAAGGACTCGGTGGTCAAGCGACTGAAGCGGTCCCCGGACTGCGGTGACGCTATCGTAATGACGTTCTGGCCGGATAGCAGTACCGAGGCGCGTTCCCGAATCGTCGCGTACACCGCGCAGGGTCAGGATATCGACAGCTGGGCCGAGGATCGGCCGGTCGGGCGACCACGCCCGGGTGCCCGCCGGAGAATCGAAGACCTTGCCCGTGGCGAACTCACTATGCGCGGAGATACACACGTGAACGTCCATACCTATGCTGAGCCGGATGGCGGCTGGGGGGTCGATTACGAATGGTAGTCGTTACCAACAACGGTAGTAACCCTCCGCCGCAGCCGAAGCGCAAGCCCACGACTCAGGCGGACCTGCTCGATAGCCTTCCGAAGCTGTCGAAGAAGCAGAAGAACGCGCTGCTGCAGGGTGAGACCGGAACGGCCTTCGACCTCTATACCCGGATGTTCGCGTCGTTCCGTGACGGTGACGTATTCGAGACCGGTGAGTGGCGGGCTCGGGACCTCGATCAGATGTTCCGCCGAGACGGCGATGCCGTAATGATCGAGTCAGCGCTTACCCTCCCGCTGCGATCGGCAACGTACAACTTTACGCCGGCAAAGGGCGACACCGGAGAGCTCGAGCTGGTGCAGGAGCAGCTATTCACGCCACCGGAGGCCGGTGGAATCGACCCCGATCTGCAAACGATCATCGGACAGATGTCCGGTGCGTCGTACTACCGAAAGGCGTTCTTCGAGAAGGAATACGACTGGCCCGGCGGGGATACGGTTTACCTGCGCAAGCTGTCCTGGCGGCCTCCCGCGACGTGTGAGATCAAGCGTAACGAGCGCACCGCTCAGTTTGACGGATTCCGGCAGCGGGCGTGGTGGTTCGCGTCCACTCCGAAGGAGATCGCCAGCTCGAAGAACTGGACCGGGTATATCGATATCCCGAAGGTGCGGGCGTTCGTCTTTATCCACGGGGTACACCGGCAGCCACTTACCGGCACGTCCGATATGGACGTCATCTATTGGGCGTACAAGCAGAAGCAGAAGATACTGTTCCTGTGGTTCCAGTTCCTCGAGCAGCAGTCCCTGCCGAAGATTGCCGCCTACGGACCGGACCCGGATAGCGCAAACCAGATCGCCGAGGCAATCGCGTCGATGAAGGCCTCCGGAGTTGCGGGCTTCCAGCGTCCGCCGCAGGGTGGAAAGCTATTCGACATCATCGCCAGCTCTGGCGCGGGGGCGCAGCAGTTCCAATCGGCACTGCAGTTCCTTCAGAGCTATCAGAGCCGAAGTGTCCTTGCGGGGTTCCTCGAGCTCGGCAACGCAGCAGCGCTCGGCCGGGGTTCATATGCCCTTGCGGAGTCGCAATCGGACTTCTTCTTGCAGCATCGGGAAGCCGTCAAGAAGGAGATGTGCTCGCAGTTCACCCGGGACGTTACGGCGCCACTATGCATCCTGAACAAGTGGGGCTCCGATGCGAAGATACCTCGGCTAACGGCAGCACCACTGAGCCAAACGGACTCGGCACAGATCATCTCGGTGCTGACGGCCGGAATGGCCGCACCGCAGATGAATATCCCGTTCGAGTTCCTCGATCTGGTGGCCGAAAAGGTCGGTACGATCTTCGACCTGCCAACGGATAAGGTACAGGCGGTGCTCCAGAACGCAGCGGCATTCCGGGCCAAGCAGGAGGCACTGAAGAGCGCACAGGGGGCCGGTCCGGTCGGACAAGGGGCCGCCAAGATCGCTGGAACGGCGCAGGCCGCATCGAAGATTGCGTCAATGGCCGGAGCCGGGGAAAGGCCGTTGCCGAAATGACCACTCCCCCGCAGCAGACACAAACGCAAACGCAGCCGCCACCGCAGCAACCTAACGTCGCGCTGGTTGCGGCGGTCGGTGTCATTTTGGCTGCGCAGTTGTTGCCTAGCTTCGCCCTCCCCGCGTTGATCCCGTTGCTGATCCCCGATCGCAACCGGTCCGGGATATCCGCGCTTAGGGTCGCACTAGCCACTACGGAAGCGTTCCCGGAGCCGTCACTACAGGGTGTCGGTGCCGCACAGGCGGAGATGATCCGGATGAACGAGCTCCGCCGTGCTGCGTACGTGGTCAATTCGATGCTCCGGTTGCGGACAGCGATTGAGGATGCCCGGGCCCAGGGCTCTAGCCTTATCGAAGCCGAGAAGGCAGTGCGTACGGACGAGGCAGTCTATTTCCGTCAGCACGTGCAGGCCGCGGGACAGCGAATGGCGGCCGCAAGTAAGATCGATGCGTTGGCGATCCAGTACGGACCGATATTGGGCTGGTACGCCGCCAAGGACAAGCGCGTTACGGCGGAATGTCGGAATGCGAATGGTAACAACTTCTCGGCACTCGATCCGCCGGCGATTGGCTGGCCGGGTGTCGTGCATATGAACTGTCGATGTCAACCCGGCCCGCCACACCGGAGAGGAAGGATGCTATCGTGACGACAACGTCAGCGCGATACCCGGCCGTTACCGATCCCCGCCTCGGACGCCACTTCTCATTCGACTCGCGTAACCTGCGATTCGTTTCGGAGCTCACCCCGACCTATGTGG